CAACCGAACCTTTGATGTCCCAAGCTGGCGCCAGTATGCAGGGTCGAGGACATTGCCGCATGTGATGTGGCTCAATAGGTTGCGCCGCCACGGGAAAGCGACCGCGCAGATCAAGAGCGCGCGGAACCATTCGCTTGTGGATTCTCTCTTCATCAACCGGCAGACACGCATGGCGACGACACGCAAGCAAAAGCCCGCGCAAGAGCGCACGGACACTTGCAAAAACTGCCGCCACATGCACCACGAGCGCGAGCTCACCGAATGTCGCCGTTACCCGCCAACGCCCGTCTACGATGGCGCAACCGGGTTTATCGAGCATCACTATCCAACCGTCGAGATGACGTTGTATTGCGGGGAATTTGCCGCGCACCTGAGCTCATAAATGGTCGATCCGAATCTGCGACAGTGGGCGACCGAGCGCGAGATTTCGATAATCGATGCCATCGAGCAATATGGCAGCGGGACGGCCGCAGCACCGCATCTCGGGTTGAATAAGAGCAACGTCAACCGGGCTATTCAAGGACTGGCGAGGCGTGCGGCGAAGATGGGATATTCGCCGTCGCACGACATGACGCACATCGTGCCGGACGGGTTCCGCGTCAAGGGTGTCTCGACGTTCTACGATAAGGACGGCAAGCCGCGTAACCAGTGGGTGAAGAGTCAGGTCGACCACGATCGCGCCGAGGCCATCCTCAAGGAATTTGCGGAATCGCTGTCAGAAAGCATCAAAGGCCTGGCGCCGATCACTGCGCCGCCCGAGCATGTGCTGTCCGATCTGATGTGCGTGTACCCGCAAGGCGACCCACACGTCGGACTTCATGCGTGGTGGGCGGAAGCCGGCGAGGATTTTGACCTCAAGATTGCCGAGCGCCTGATGTGCGCCGCAGTCGATCGCCTGGTAGCAACCGCGCCGGCGGCCGAAACTGCTCTGCTCCTGAACCTCGGCGACATGTTTCATGCCGACAATCAGAACAACGAAAGCCAGTCGGGCCACCGTCTCGATGTGGATGGAAGATGGGCGAAGGTTCAGCAAGTCGGGCTTCGGGCGATGCTTCATTGCATGCGCCGCTTGCTCGAGAAGCACAAGCGCGTGATTCTGCGCATCAACCGTGGCAATCACGACGGCCACTCCGCTTACGCGCTGGCCCTGATGGTTTCGTGCTACTTCCATGACGAACCGCGCATTGAAGTCGACCTGTCGCCCGCCGTCGCATGGTATTTCCAGTTCGACAAGAATCTGATCGGCTCCACGCACGGCGACACGCTCAAAGGCCCTGACATGCCGGCCATTATGGCGGCCGATGTTCCTGAGCTTTGGGGCGCGACGAAACATCGCATGTGGTTTGTGGGGCACGTCCACCACCAGGACATCAAAGAGTACCGGGGCTGCACAGTCGAATATTTCCGCACGCTTGCGGCTCGTGATGCATGGCACGCAGGCCAAGGCTATCGCGCCGGCCGGGATATGCGCCTGATTGTGCTGCACCGTGAATTCGGTGAAATCGAGCGCCACAGAGCTGACATCGGCATGTTGGAAGCCGCGCAAACGTAATAACCAGCCCCTTCATGCCTGCCGCCGGATGCCTGTTACGCACGTCCACGAGACCGCGTGCAGCCGACGTCAGACCTGAAGGCGTTGCTGCATCGAAGAGTGCCCAACCGAGTTAAACGCGCCGTAATGGCGACAGCTTGTCGGTGTGGTGGCGTTTTCAACCTATATAAGACTATGCCGACCATTCTTGAAACGCCTCAGTCGCTATGCCGGCGTGCGCGCCAAGCGACGGATGACAATAGAGACGTGTCGCTTGATCCGGGAGTGGTCCGACAGATCGCCGAGTCGTGGCACGCCGACCGCGAGAAGATCGAGTATCTCGAATCGCTGATCGTGCGCGTCGGCAAAGAGCCGGCGCACCGGAATGGCGACGTGCCGACCCCGGCGATTCCGTGGACTTCGCCCAACGTATGGCCATCTGGCCCGGTGATCCCAAATATCGGCGAGCAGCGTTGCGCTCAGTGCGGAATCGCGCTTTCGCCAGTTATGGGCTATGCCTGCGGCCGGCCGAACTGCCCGACCGGTCTCGGCGGATTTTCGTGCGGCGTCACCAGCGTTACCGTATCAAACCGACCGAATCCGGCGGACGGCGCACCGAAGCCCGCAGGCCATAACCCGGTCGCTTAACCGATCTCCTCCAGTTGACGAAAGTCGACGGTTGCCCTGTTGCCCCAGGGCTTTTTTATTCTTGTCCCCCAGCCGGCGGTGGGTAAAACACCGGCAGCCGTTGACGAAATGTAAGCCGCCATTACCCGGTTGCACGGGTTCAAACCGCGACGGGCGACGGCGACCCCTAATCAAGAGCAAACATGAATCAGCCTGTGGTCGAGGATCAAGACGGCGCTGCACTTATCCGCGAGGGGGAGGCGCTGGCCCATGCGTCCCTGGCACTCGCTCAGAAGGTCATAGCGCGATATCCCATCGAGACGCGGGAGCGCTTGGTGGCCAGCATCGGTGCTTCCCGTCTGATGGATGGGTTTAATCGCCTGACGCTGACTTTGGCCGGCGGCTGGCGCGATTAACCGCTATTGGCGAGTGAAACCTTCTCACGGCTCGCGGGTCTGCGAGCAAGAATTTACTTCCGAATGACCTGCCCGCAGCACGGACATCGCTCAGAAGCGGTTTTCTTCTCGTTTTCCACGGCTCGCCATACGGTCGACTGGCTCAGGCCAAACTTGATCGCTGCCGCATAACGCGTCTCGGTGGGGTTTTCACGGAGCCACTGAAGGGCTTGCTGAGTCTTGCTCATGCCGAGATCGTCATCAGTTCAGCGCGGAAGGCGGCAGCGCGCGTGATGTCTTGAGCGGCCAGCATTGCGGCGGACTCGGCATTCATGCGTTGCCATGCAGCCTTGGCAACCAGATTGCGCGCTTCTTGATCCGTGATCTTGCTGATGCCATTGTGCGGCACAAACGAATACATCTGCGTGCCGCGCGCCAGAACGTACGAGTCAGGGGCTGAATCACCGGGCGTTGCGACCTTCGCAATGACGGTCAAGCCCTTGATGAAGCCGACATTAACGGATTGACCCACTTCCCATGCCTGCTTGCTGTTCTTGATCATTTTCGACTCCGGTTCGGTTCGCTGGTGGAATGACTTCAGTATATGTCATTGGTAGAAAATAGCAACATTAATTTCAAAGAATTCTATGGGGCGCCCCTCCAAGCTAACCGACACCCAGTGGGAAGAGATCCGCAAGCGGCTCTTGGCGGGCGAGAAAGCTGCCGATCTGAGTCGCGAATACGGCGTTTCGAAAACACGGATTAGCGAGCGAGTTTCGAAACGCATCGAAAACATAAAAACCGTTGCGAATCAAATCGTTGCGACAGAAGTTTCGTTACGATCACTGCCAGTTTCGGAACAAAACGACGCCATATCGCTGGCTGATGATCTGAAGTCGATAAGCAGGCACCTGGCTGGCGCCGGAAGGTTTGGCGCCGCCACCGCGCACCGGCTGTCTGGCATCGCCAACATGAAGGTGTCGGAGATAGACGACGCTGCGCCGCTCACACAGGGAAGCCTTGACGCACTTAAGGGAATCTCGGTGCTCACCAAACTGGCCAACGAATCTAGCGAAATCGGCATCAACCTATTGCGAGCGAACAAAGAGGCGGTCGATAAGCTCAACGAGCCCGACTCAGACCGAAGCGCATTGCTGAAGGAGATCGCCGCTCACCTCCCTGACTGATGGCACTCAACCTGCAAACTCAGCGTGAACTAGCCCGCTGGTACAAGTTGATCGACCATCCGGTTCAGGCGGAATTGATTCGCGCCGTAGAGAATGGCGTGCGGTTCCCGGTGGTTCCTGCAGGCCGACGTTCAGGAAAGACCGAGCGAGCCAAGCGTTTCGTTGCCAAAATGGCGATGAAGAATCCGGGCGAGATGTACTTCATTGCGGCGCCGACGCGAGACCAAGTAAAGAAAATTTACTGGGCTGACATGAAGAAGCTCTGTTTGGTGAGCCTCTGTAGTAAGCCGCCATCAGAAACCGATCTGATTATCTTCTTGGACAACGGCACTCAGGTTCAGTTGATCGGCCTGGATCGACCCGAGCGAATTGAAGGTGTCTTCTGGTCCGGTGGTGTGATTGACGAAATCGCCGACGTTAAAGCCGAAGCGTGGGAATCGAACATCCGTCCCGCGCTGGACACCTTCAACCCGACTCGCCCTGATTACAAGGCATGGTGTTGGCTGATCGGTGTGCCCGACGGCCTGAATCACTACTACGACATGGCGAAGTATGCCGAGTCGGGTAACGATCCAGACTGGAAGCTTTTCCACTGGAAGAGCGCGGAGATCTTGCCAGCCGACACGATCGCCGCAGCCAAGCGGCAAATGTCCGCGAAACAGTACAAGCAGGAATACGAGGCTAGCTTCGAGGGCGCAACGGGCCGCATCTACGAGGATTACGACCGCACGAACCACACAGACGCGCGCATCGAGCCGCATGAACAGTTGCTATGGATGCACGACCAGAACTTTACGCCGCTGTCTTCTGCGGTCGGCGTTCGGCGTGACAACGGGCTGTACCTGCTCGATGAGATCGTTTTGACGAGCGCCATTTCCAAGCAGTCGGCGATGGAGTTCGTCGAGAAGTTCGTCAATCACCAGAATCGCGAAGTGCTGATCTATGGCGATCCTGCTGGGCGGGCTGGCGAGAAGCACGGTCACGCGTCCGATTACACCGATATCGAAGGTGTGCTGAAGGCGCATAACTGGCGGTTCGTGCGCAAGGTCAAGCCTGCGGCACCGGCCATTAAGGACCGACAAAACGCGGTGCGCACGAAGATTCGCACCGCAGACGGCATGCGCAGTCTGTTCGTCAATCCAACGACTGCCAAATGGTGCGACAAAGGCCTGGCGACTGTCCAGTTACAGGAAGGATCGACGTTTCAGGAAGACCAGAAGAACAAGTATCAGCACATTACGACGGCGATTGGGTACTGCGTCGATGTCGAATGGCCGAGCATTAAGGGAATCGCAACCCAGGCGGCCCACGTTCCCCACATGAACAGGTAGCGCATGAAATTCATCAAGAAGCCAATTTCCGTCGAGGCGTCGCAGTGGTTCAAGAATGGCGACCATCCTGCGGATTACAGCAGCTCCATGGTCGGTCACGAGCACATTGATGGCTTGCGCCGAGAGCGCATGTTTTCGCCGGAAGAGCGTAAGGCAAAGGGCTGGGAAGGTGAGGTAGTCCGTTATTTCCGCCGCCCGGATGTTGGTGGCGAGAAGTTGTGTCGCCATTGCGATAACGAAATGCATGTGCATGGCTGGATCGATGCCGGCGCAACTGGCGAAACCGTCTGCCCTGGCGACTGGATCGTGACAGACGCGAGAGGCAATCATTCCGCCGTCAAACCCGACGTCTTCGCCGCCACCTACGACGCTGAATAAGCGCGGGCAGTTCCAAGCACACCAAGCACAAGGCCGGCATGTTTAAGACCCTGCAAAAGGATTTCCCGAAAGACAAGGATTTCCCGGAGCGGACATTCCGCCTGCAGACGCTGCAACGAGTGCTCAACGGCACGCTGTATGACGAGCTCAAGCACGCGTTCGACGAGGAAGAGTCTGGCGACGGGACCTACATCCCGTTACGCAAGCGGCGCCCGAGCGTGCGCATGAATCTATGCCGAACGGTGGTGAATGATTCCGTCTCGCTGCTGTTCTCCGAGGGGCATTTCCCGACCGTCGACCTAAAAAGCCCCGAGCAAAAGCAGGCGATGGGGAAGCTCATCAAGGAATGCGGCATGAACGCGGTCATGATCGACGCGGCCACGAAAGGCAGTGTCGGGTCCGTCGCGATCCTGTTCCGCGTGCTCAAGCAGCGCGTGTTCTTCGACGCGATGGAAACCGATTACCTGACGCCGATCTGGAATCCAGAGGCGCCAGACACGCTGCTGAAGGTCGTTGAAAAGTACAAGGTCAAGGGGCGCGCGCTCAAGGATTCGGGCTATTCGATCAAGCTAGACGACTTCGGCGCCGATTTTTGGTTTTGCCGCGAGTGGGATGCCGCGGCTGAAACGTGGTTCACGCCGTGG